CATCGCGCAGCAGGCAGATCCGCTGACCAAACCCGGTGTGGTGGGCGCCTTCTGCCGTGCCTATACCATTGAGGAAGCCATCGAGACCTTTTTGGCAGACGTCTATGCCCCTTCTGCCATGAATGGTCGCTATGACTACATCCCGGCAGACAGCAGCGCCGGTGTGGTGGTATATGACGGCAAATTCTCCTACTCTCACCACGCGACCGATCCTGTCTGCGGAAAGCTGCTGAATGCCTTTGACCTTGTCCGTCTGCATCACTTCCGGGATTTGGATGAGAATGTGGGACTGGACACCCCCATCGGAAAGCTGCCGTCCTTTACCGCCATGACCGAGTTTGCCCTTAAGGATGACCGGGTCAAAGCTGTATTTGCCGAAGAGCGTGCGGCGCAGGCTACCGCGGAATTTGACAATGAGGACTGGCAGCAGCAGTTGGATCTGGATAAGAAGGGCGAGGTCAAAAATAACCTCCGTAACCTCACCATCATTCTGGAAAACGATCCCAACCTCAAATCCATCGTTTTCAATCAGCTGCTGGACGGCATGGAGATCAAGGACGAGGTCCCCTGGAAGCATCCGTCCAAGTTCTGGCGGGATGCTGACGATGCCCAGCTCATCGCCTACATCGACAGGAACTATGGTACCTTCTCTCAGCGAAATTACGACATCGCCGTCACCAAGGTGGTGGACGACCGCTCCTATCATCCTATCCGGGAATTCATTCAGAATCTGCCCGAATGGGACGGCGTTCCCAGAGTGGACACCCTGCTGATCGACTACCTGGCAGCAGAGGACAGCCCCTATGTCCGGGCAGTTACCAGAAAGACCCTCTGTGCAGCCATTTCCCGTGTCCTTCGCCCTGGATGCAAATTTGACAGCATCCTCGTCCTCAACGGACCCCAGGGTGTGGGCAAGAGTACCCTCATTGCCAAACTGGCCGGAGAGTGGTTCTCCGACAGTCTCAACCTGAGTGACACCAAGGATAAGACCGCCGCTGAAAAGCTGCAGGGATACTGGATTCTGGAAATCGGTGAGCTGGCGGGTCTGAAGAAAGCGGAAGTGGAAACCCTGCGTTCCTTCCTGTCCCGGCAGAACGATATCTACCGTGCCGCCTTCGGTAAGAGAGCCACACCCCATCTGCGGCAGTGCGTGTTCTTCGGCACCACCAACGCGGAAAGCGGCTACCTTCGTGATACCACCGGCAACCGCCGTTTCTGGCCTGTAAAGACCCCCGGCTTCGGAAAAAAGCAGTCCTGGAATCTGACCCATGAGGAAATCCTGCAAATCTGGGCAGAGGTCCTGGTCTATGTGAACCAGGGCGAAAAGCTGTATCTGGATGCTGACATGGATAAGCTGGCAAAGGAAGAACAGAGAGATGCCATGGAATCCGATGAGCGTGAGGGTTTGGTCAAGGAGTACCTGGATACTCTGTTGCCGGAGAACTGGGACAGCATGGATCTGTGTGAACGGCGTAATTTCCTTACCGGCAGCGACTTTGGTGTGACCACCGCCACCGGCACCGTAGCCCGTGACATGGTCTCCAATATGGAAATCTGGTGCGAATGCTTTGGAAAAGAACGTTCTAACCTCCGTCGCAGCGACAGCAATGAAATCACGAGCATTCTTGCCCGGTTGGGTTGGAAACGGCTGCCTCACAAGCTGCGCATCCCGCTCTACGGCCCCCAGTATATCTATGTTCCAAAGGCTTGTTCCTAAGTCTGTTCCAAGAAATGTTCCCATGGCAGGTACTTGTTCCAGACAGGTATCCTGCTCTGGGAACGGCTCCCGGAACACCCCTTTGGAACAGGCGAAAGCCCTTGTGGCAGCTAACAAAATCGGTATCCGTGTTCCTATGTTCCAAAACTTTCTTATATATGGAATAAGTAAGAAAAGAGAGAATCGGAGCATCGCATACACACATTTGCGCGCGTATAGGACTTTTTGGGTTTTGAGAACACATGGGAGGCACAGATGAGAGAAAAGAAAGTTGAGGAGAAACTGGTCAAGGCCGTCAGAAACATGGGCGGTCTTGCACCCAAGTTTGTCAGTCCGGGATTCGATGGAGTGCCGGATCGCCTGGTGCTGCTCCCTCATGGAAGGTTTGCATTCATAGAACTGAAAGCACCGGGCAAAGAAATGCGCCCCCTGCAAGTAAGGCGAAAAAGACAGTTAGAAGCACTTGGCTTTTCGGTGTACTGCATTGATAGCCCAGAACAGATAGGAGGGATTCTTCATGAAATACAGTCCGCATAACTATCAGACCTACGCAACCAACTTCATTCTGGAGCATCCCGTCGCTGCGGTGTTTCTGGATATGGGTTTGGGAAAAAGTGTTATCACCCTGACCGCCATCCATGACCTGTGCCTGGACAGCTTCCTGATCCGAAAGGTTCTGGTCATCGCTCCGCTCAGAGTGGCCCGAGACACCTGGCCTGCGGAGATCCAGAAGTGGGATCATCTGGACGGTTTGACCTACTCGGTGGCGGTCGGTACGGAAACAGAAAGAAAAGCAGCACTCCGGCAGCGTGCATCCGTTTACATCATCAACAGAGAAAATGTCCAATGGCTTGTGGAAGAAAGCGGCCTGCCTTTCGACTATGACATGGTGGTCATCGACGAACTGTCCTCCTTCAAGTCCTGGCAGTCCAAACGGTTCAAAAGCCTTCTGAAGGTCAGACCCAGAGTCAAGCGGATCGTCGGTCTCACCGGCACCCCTTCCAGCAACGGTCTTATGGATCTGTGGGCACAGTTCCGGGTGTTGGATATGGGCAAGCGGCTGGGCAGATTCATTACCCAGTACAGAAATCAATACTTCCGGCCGGACAAGCGGAATGGTCAGGTCATCTTCTCCTACAAGCCTCTGCCCGGAGCGGAGGATGCCATCTACCGCCAAATTTCCGACATTACTATTTCCATGAAGGCTACCGATCACCTTCAGATGCCGGAGCAGATCCTCAACCGGATCATGGTGGCACTTTCTCCCGCGGAACGGAAAATCTACGACACCCTCAAGCGTGACCTTGTGGTGTCCCTGGCAGGAGAAGAAATTGATGCCGGGAACGCGGCAGCACTAAGCAACAAACTGTGTCAGATGGCTAACGGTGCCATTTACGCAGAGGACAAACGGGTCCTTCGCATCCATGACCGCAAGCTGGATGCCCTGGAGGACATCATCGAAGCCGCCAACGGAAAACCCATACTGGTAGGCTACTGGTTCAAGCATGATTTGGAACGGATCAGTAAGCGGCTGAAAGACCGCCACATCCCCTTCGTCACCATGGACAAAGCTGACAACATTGCCCGATGGACCCGGGGTGAAATGCCTGTGGGTCTGATCCACCCGGCATCCGCCGGACATGGGCTGAACATCCAATCTGGCGGTTCTACCCTGGTATGGTTCGGTCTGACCTGGAGTCTGGAACTGTATCAGCAGACCGTCGCCCGGTTATGGCGGCAGGGACAAGCATCGGATACCGTGGTCATCCACCACATTCTCACCGAGGGAACCATGGATATGCGGATCATGGAGTCCCTTGCATCGAAAGACAGAACACAATCCGCACTCATCGATGCGGTCAAAGCAGATTTGGAGGTTAAATAACATGGAAGCATATTTCAGACTGGCGAATGCCATCGTCTTTTTAGCAGCAAAAGATTATACCAAAGCCCTCAAAGATCTCCGGATCAACCCCCAGAATCGGGAGGCTCAGGCCCGGAAGGCTGAGTGCGAGCATTTCTTCCGCTCCGGCTGGTTCGGGATTCTGACCGATTTGGACGCAGAAGTTCTTATGGAAAAAATCAGAAAAGAGATTAACAGAAAGGCGGTGGCGGCATGACCGCAAAAGAGTACCTCTCCCAGGCATACCACCTGGACCAGCGAATCAACTCCCTCATTTCCCAGGTAGATTCCCTCAATAGTCTGGCAACCAAATGCACCTCCGTCATGACCGGGATGCCCCACAGCCCCAATCATGGTACCTCTTCCATGGAAAATACCATCGTAAAAATTGTTGATTTGCAGCGTGAAATCAACGATGAAATTGACCGTCTGGTGGATCTGAAGGTGGAAATCGCTGCCGTGATCCATTCCATGGAAAGCCCGGAATACAGACTGCTTCTGGAACAGCGGTACCTGTGCTTCCGCACATGGCCGGAAATCGCTGCCCAGTTGGGTTACTCCCTGCGGCACACCCAGAGAATCCATGAAGAAGCCCTGGAAAATGTGCAATTTGAAAAGTGACATGGTATGTCACTATTTATCCCATATTTGCTATGGTACTATTAGACTAGCAAAACAGAACACAGAACAGCCTCATGGAAGCGATTCCGTGGGGCTTTTCTTATGCCCCGGGAGGAGTGTATGACATGAGCTACCGTAAGGTCGGCTACATGGAACAGATATGGTACATCCTCAAATACAAGTTTACCCAACGATTCCGAAGGAGGTGAAATGAGTGCCGCGCAAACCCAAGCGACCCTGCTCACACCCAGGATGCCCCCGGCTGACCGATGGTCGGTTCTGTGAGGAACACGCAAAGCAGGAAGCGAAACGGTATGAAAAGTATGACCGTGATCCTGAAGTGCGCCGCCGTTATGGTCGTGCATGGAAACGCATCCGTGACAGATATGTTCAGCAGCATCCGCTGTGTGAATCGTGTTTGGAAAACGGTATTCTGATCCCAACTGAGGAAGTCCATCACAAGGTACCATTAGCCGAAGGTGGAACACACAACCAAGACAACCTTATCTCCCTGTGCAAAGCCTGCCATGCCAGAATCCATGCACAGCGAGGCGACCGTTGGCACAATCACTAGGTTGTGTCCTGTTTTTTCCCTCTGCCCACCCCCGGTAGGGGGGTCTGAATCTCTACAGCCTTTATGCGGTGCAACGGGCGTGGGGGTCCGTGTGCAAAATCGCGCTTTCAAAGGGGGAATTGAACAAGGTCCCAGTAGGAGGTGAATCCGTGGCAAAAGACGGAACGAACAGGGGTGGCGCCCGGGTGGGTGCCGGTGCCAAAAAGAAGCCCCTGGCTGACAAAATCGCAGACGGCAACCCCGGCAAGAGAAAGCTGACTGTCATCGACTTTTCTGACACAGCCGATTTAGAAGGTCAACCGATGCCGGAGCCCAGGGCGATGCTTTCTGCAAAGCAGAAAGACGGAAAAATTCTCGGTGCTGCTGAAATTTATGAAGCCACCTGGAATTGGCTTGCAGAGCGGAACTGCACCTCGCTGGTGTCTCCACAGCTGTTGGAGCGCTATGCAATGAGCGCCGCCCGGTGGATACAGTGCGAAGAAGCCGTTACTGATTTCGGTTTCCTTGCCAAGCATCCCACCACCGGAAACGCAATCCAAAGTCCCTATGTTTCCATGAGCCAAAACTATATGTCCCAGACCAACCGCCTTTGGATGGAGATTTTCCAGATTGTAAAGGAAAACTGCTCCAGCGAGTACAGCGGTGCAAATCCCCAGGACGACCTCATGGAGAAATTACTTCGTGCAAGGAAAGGAAATTGATACGATGTTTGAAAAAGTAAACCCGGCGCATCCCGATAAGATTGCCGACCGTATCGCCGGTGCCCTTGTGGATCTGGCATATAAGCAGGAAAGGAATCCTCGCATTGCCGTTGAGGTTCTCATCGGTCACGGCATTTGCCACATTATCGCGGAAACCTCTGTAAAGCTGTCTCTGGACGATGTAACCGCTGCCGTTCATCGCATTGCTGGTCCGGTAGAGGTAGATTATGCCGAACATCCCCAGGATGTCCACCTGGCAAATAATCAGGATGGTCGTTTCCGCTGTGGCGATAATGGCATCTTCAAAGGTGTTCCCGTGACCGAAGAGCAGTGGGCGCTTTCCGACATTGCCAGACGGATCTATAAGAAGTCCCCCTATGATGGCAAGTATGTCATGAACGGTGAACGACTGATTATCTGCCAAAGCAATGCAAAGGCAGACGCTCTGCGTAAGGTTTTCCCCTCTGCCGAAATCAATCCCCTGGGTGACTGGACTGGTGGATACAATGTGGACACCGGTGCTACCAATCGCAAGCTGGGCAGCGACATGGGTGACTCTGTTACCGGCGGCGGTCTGCATGGCAAGGATCTGTCCAAGGCGGATGTGTCCGTTAACATTTACGCATGGCTTATGGCACAGCGTACCGACCGCGTCGTGGAAATGAGCTGTGCCATCGGCGATACTAGGGTCAATGATATTCCATACTGGCTTATTGTTGAAACAGCGAGAGACTTCATCTGTACCCTGGGCGGCTTTGAGAAGTTTGCGGAATGGGGGCTGTTCTAATGCTGATTGAGAAAAAGCATACCGCAGACCTCCTGCCTGCGGACTACAATCCCCGTAAGGATCTGAAACCCGGCGACCCGGAGTATGAGAAACTGAAACGCTCCCTTGAGCAGTTCGGCTATGTGGAGCCGGTGATCTGGAATAAGACTACTGGCCGTGTGGTCGGTGGTCATCAGCGGCTGAAAGTCCTGCAGGACATGGGTCACACCGAGGTCGACTGTGTTGTGGTGGAAATGCCCGAGGATCAGGAAAAGGCTCTGAATATTGCCCTGAACAAGATTTCCGGCGAATGGGATAAGGATAAATTGGCGTTGCTGATCGCTGACCTGCAGGGTACTGATTTCGATGTTTCCCTTACCGGCTTTGACCCGGCAGAAATCGATGACCTCTTTAAGGATACCCTCAAAGACGGTATCAAAGATGATGCCTTCGATGTGGATGCGGAACTGGAGAAGCCAACCATCACCAAAGCAGGTGACATTTGGACCCTGGGCAGGCATCGGCTCATCTGCGGTGACAGCACCAGGGCAGAAACTTTTGAGCAGCTGCTCAGCGGCAAGAAGGTCAATCTGGTCATTACCGACCCTCCCTACAATGTGAACTACGAAGGCTCCGCCGGTAAAATCAAGAATGACAATATGGGAAACGATGCCTTCTATCAGTTTCTTCTGGATGCCTATACCCAGATGCACGCTGCCATGGCGGATGACGCATCCATCTATGTTTTCCATGCCGATACCGAGGGCCTCAACTTCCGCAGGGCATTTGCCGATGCGGGTTTTTATTTGTCCGGATGCTGTATCTGGAAAAAGCAGTCTCTGGTGCTGGGGCGCTCCCCCTATCAGTGGCAGCATGAGCCTTGCCTGTACGGCTGGAAGAAGGGTGGCAAGCATCAGTGGTACACCGGCAGAAAGGAAACTACCATCTGGGAGTTCGATAAGCCTAAAAAGAACGGTGACCATCCTACCATGAAGCCCATTCCGCTGCTGGCCTATCCCATCATGAATTCCTCCATGACCAACTGTCTGGTGCTTGATCCCTTCGGCGGGTCCGGCAGCACCCTGATTGCCTGTGAGCAGACCGACCGAATCTGCTACACCGTGGAACTGGACGAAAAGTTCTGCGATGTGATCGTGAAGCGGTATATTGAGCAGGTCGGTGATTCCCATGGTGTTACGGTACAGCGTGATGGTCTGACCTATACCTATGCTGAAATCGCAGAGGGTGCGGAAGTCATCCCCGGTTTCTAAGGAGAAGTACATGGAACAGAAAAAGTCTCTGACCCTCGGTAGCCTTTTTGATGGCTCCGGGGGATTTCCTTTAGGCGGCTTACTCTCCGGCATCACCCCTGTGTGGGCTTCGGAGATCGAGCCGTTTCCTATTCGGGTAACCACAAAACGGTTACCCTTCATGAAGCACTACGGTGACATCTCTGCAATGGATGGCAGCAAGATTGAGCCTGTGGATATCATCTGCTTCGGAAGCCCCTGCACTGATATGAGCATTGCGGGCAAGCGCGCCGGGTTGGGTGGTGACCAGTCTATTCTTTTCTATCAAGCCATCCGTATCATCAAAGAAATGAGGTGCGCCACCAATGGCCAATACCCAAAGTGGATCTGCTGGGAAAATGTCCCCGGCGCTTTCTCGTCCAATTCCGGGCGTGACTTCCAGGCAGTCCTTGAAGCCGTCATCGGTATCGTTGAGCCGGACACCCAGGTGCCTATGCCTGAGAAAAACCAATGGCCCTATGCCGACATCTACATGGGAGACGGATGGAGCGTTGCGTACAGAACTCTTGACGCTCAATACTGGGGCTTACCCCAGCGCAGAAAACGCATCTTTCTTATCGGATGTCTTACAGACCAACGTGCCGGAGACATACTTTTTAAGTCCGAAGGCTTGTCAGGGTATTCTGCGGAGGGCTTCCGAGCGTGGCAAGGAGCTGCCAGAGGTGCTGCGAATTGCGCTGGAACAACAGTCCTTGGCTTAGACGGGTACAACGGCACCGTTTCGGCGGTCGCATCTACCCTTGGAGTGAATTGTGGCGTCTCTACCGGGAGAAACGGAGTCGTCCTCAATGACCAGGGCGGTAGCCGCATGGATATCTCCCATGAAGTTACCTGCACCCTGCGTGCGGAATCACACCATCCTCCCATTGTTATGGAGCCGGAGGTTGTTGCCATTGAGAACCACCCCACCGATGGTCGAACCAGAATATCTGATTCAACCACCGTGCAGACGCTGACCTCCCGGATGGGGACCGGTGGCAATAATGTGCCGTTGGTTATGAAAGTCCGGTGCGGTTGCGAAGGTGGAGGAAAAGGCGCTCTGATCCAAACGGACAAGTCCGCCACGCTTTCCTGCAACAATGACCAGACATTGTTTGTCCCCAAGGTTTATGGCATCTGTTCCAAGGACAGTAATGCCATGAAATCCGATAATCCCCACAGCGGATTCTATGAAGCTACCACCACCCGGACGTTGGATGGAAACGGCGGCAACCCCACCTGCAATCAGGGTGGTGTCGCAGTCGTGGAAAGCTATGCCATCCAGGGTTCCATGATTGGACGGGCGGATACAAACGGTCCCCAGGGCAACGGTATCAATGAGGAAGTCTCCTTCACGCTCAACACCGTTGACCGCCATGCCGTCGCTGCCCCTACCTACTGTGCCAGCAAGTCCTCCTTCTTCACCAAAGCGGAAGAAGATCTTGCAAACACCCTGGTTGCCTCGGATTATAAAGACCCTCCGCTGATTAACAGCAGCACTACCATGGGCTACTCTGTCCGCAGACTGACTCCTATCGAGTGTGCCAGATTGCAGGGATTCCCGGACTGGTGGTGTTCTGATTTGGATACTCCCGATCCCACCGTAGATGATTTGCGGTATTGGTACGATGTGTTTGAAACACACCGGAAAATCATCGGCAAGGCTACCAAGCCCAAGAGTCTCAAGCAAATCACCAAATGGCTGCGTCATCCCCATTCGGATGCCGCCGAGTACAAGATGTGGGGTAACGGTGTGGCGCTGCCGTGCGTTGTATTTGTCCTCTCCGGCATCGTACTGTACGCACAGGAAACGCAAGAGAAAAGTTGTAACTAGGCACTAAAACACACAAAATTATGTGAAAACATTGTGTGTTTTATGCCTCAGATATAAC